ACCATTATGGTAAATGTAAGCGTATAAGTCCAGAAGCCCCCGTACCTATTTTAAAAGAAGACTATTTTGAGACTAAAGAAGGAATGAGCTCAAATGTTTATGAGAATCTTCTTAGTTTAGGTGTTAGTGTTACACATTTAAAAAATAAAGAACAAATAGAAAAGCATAGAATAGTTGATATGACGTATCGGCAACAGTTAATAAGATACGATGTAGGTGAAAATAATATTCAACCACTTAATCTAAATAAGCTTAAGACAGGGTTCGATATTGTAGTGGTGAGTGATTATAATAAAGGTTTTATTACATACGATGTAGCAAAGTATATTTGTAATTTTTATAAGGATGTACCTATTTTTGTCGATACTAAAAAGAAAAATTTAAAATGTTTTAAAAATTGTTATATTAAAATCAATAATATTGAATATGAATTATTAGAAGGTATTAATGAAGATTGTGAGTTGATTGTTACATTAGGTGGAGAAGGAGCACTCTATAACAAGCAAATATATAAAACTAAAAAGGTTGAAGTATATGATGTTTGTGGAGCGGGGGATGTCTTTCTTTCTGCATTAGTGTATAAGTTTAGTAAAAGTAAAGATATAAAATCTTCAATACATACAGCTAATAAGTTTGCTAGCTACACAGTTACAAAATTAGGATCATATGTATTGACAAAAAAAGATATACAACAACTTGAAAAAGAAAAAATAAAACCTAATTAAAAAAATGCATTATGTTTTTGATATTGACGGTACAATATGTACTCACGCTGATAAAGATACGCCATATGAAAAAGCCAAACCTATTATAGAGCGTATACAAAAAATTAATAAATTATTCAATGAAGGTCATAGAGTAATTTTTCATACAGCAAGAGGAATGAATACATTTAAAAATGACTCACTAAAAGCACATGAAAAGTATTACTGGTTAACTTATAACCAGTTAAATGAATGGGGCGTAAAGTTTCATAAATTAATTATGGGTAAACCTTCAGGAGATTTATACGTAGACGATAAAGGAGTAAAAGATGAAGAATTTTTTAGATATTAAATTTGTACCTAAAGGGTGGGGGTATGAAAAATGGATAGTTAATAAAGAAGAGTATTGTGGTAAGATGTTATGGTTTGCCAAAAATAAAAAATGTTCATGGCATTATCATAAAATTAAAGATGAAGTTTTTTATATAAGAACCGGTAGATTAGAAGTTACTTACGGGTATGATGAAGATATTAAACAAGCTGATAAAGTAATTTTAGAGCCCGGTGATAATTTTTACGTAGCTACAGGCTTAATTCATCAAATGAAAGCTTTAGAAGATACTGAGATGTTTGAATTTTCTACACAGCATTTTGATGAAGATAGTTATAGAGTTGAAAAAGGAGATTAATTATGGGTGATATAAAAATTTATAATATTAAAGAGATTATTGAAAGATGTAATATTGATTATTTCGTTGAGACTGGTACTTTACTTGGTGATGCAGTTGAGCATGCGCGTGATTATAATTTAAAGAAAATTATTTCTTTTGAAATAATTGATGAATTAGTAGCTAAAGCCAAAAAACGATTTGAGGGTGATAATAAGGTAGAAATTATTTTAGGCGATTCCTCTAAAGTGTTACCTGACACTCTTAATAAATTAGATGGTAACACTATATTTTGGTTAGATGCACACTTTCCAGGAGCTGATATTGGTATTAACAATTATGTTGATGATATTGACTCAGATACAAATCTACCTTTAGAGAAAGAAATTAGAGCGATTGCTGAACGGGTAGGTAAATACAATGATGTTCTTATTATTGATGATTTATGGATTTATGAAGACGGTGACTGGGAGTGGGGAACGTTTGATGATCATATGGAGAGACATGGCCACGCGGTAAGACGATCAGACTTATGTAAAGGGGACACGAGTTTTATAAAAAAACTGTTTACAAAGACTCATAAAATAAAAATAATTAATAAGTTTCAAGGTAGCTTAGTTTTACTACCTAACAATATTTGAAAATATATATGAATTTTTTATATAGAATGCATGAAGGCTTTGGTAGAGGTAACTCAATAAAAGGGTTTGATGGCATAAGATGTCTACGTAATTTTTTATCATGTATAGGTAATAAAGATAAATTAATTATTTTCATTGATAATTCATCTGATGAATTCTGTCAAACAATAAAAAATATACACCCTAATATAATTAGAATAAATTTAGGTAACTGTAACAGCTTTTTATATGCAGTTAACTACGCTATTGATCATTTTAATAGCCAAGAAAGAGTTTATCTTATAGAAAATGACTACCTTCATAAACCTAATATTGAAAAATACCTAGAAGATGGATTCAATACAGGCGCACAATTTGTAAGTTTGTATGATCACCCTGCTTTATACAACGACATCGAACATCCGTATTTATTATCTAAAATATTTTTAGGTAAAAAAGCATATTGGCGCGTTACACCTTATACATGTATGACTTTTGCAACTACCGTTAGGAGGTTAATAATGCATCGAGATTTAATAATAGAAGCTTGTACCCAGCCGGAGACACCTTTAGATGTTGAGTTATTTAGTAATATACAACGAACAGGTGATATTTTAGTTTCATCTATGCCTGGTCGTGCTACCCATCTTGTGGAGAATCTCCTCTCGCCTTTTGTAGATTGGTCTAGTTGTACATATGTTTAGTTGCAATTAGTAAAATACAACTTAATATATCACATATGAAAAAAGCTTTAGTTTTAGGTGCTGGGGGATTTATTGGCAATAATTTAGTTTCGCGTCTTAAAAAAGAAGGTTATTGGGTACGTGGAGTAGATTTGAAACTTCCGGAATTCAATAAGACAGACGCTGATGAATTTATTTCCGGAAACGTTGGTGATTTAAGAAGTCAATCTAATTGTGCGCGTGTAGTTAGATTTGATGGTAATCAGGGAAATTTTTATAATAATGTACCTGAGCAATACAAAGAAACGTTTGATGAAATTTATCAGTTAGCAGCTGATATGGGAGGTGCGGGATTTGTATTTACTGGAGAAAATGACGCTGATATTATGCATAATTCAGCTACTATTAATTTAAATATTCTTAATGCTGTTCAACAACTTAACGAAATTAAAGGGACTAATACTACTAAAATATTTTATAGCAGCAGTGCATGTATGTACCCTGAACATAATCAATTAGATCCTGATAATCCTAATTGCGAAGAGTCTTCAGCTTACCCCGCGGATCCTGATTCAGAATATGGTTGGGAAAAATTATTTAGTGAGAGGTTATTTTTAGCTTATAGTAGAAACTACGGTATTCCAGTTAGAATTGCTCGCTTCCATAATATCTTTGGACCATTAGGTACATGGGATGGTGGTAGAGAGAAAGCACCAGCTGCTATTTGTCGTAAAGTAATTCAAGCAGATGGTGAAATTGAAATATGGGGAGATGGTAAGCAAACTAGAAGTTTTTTATATGTAGATGAATGTGTTGAAGGAGTTAGAAGGTTAATGGAATCTAATTTTTCTGATCCTGTAAATATTGGATCAGATGAAATGGTAACTATTAATCAGTTGGTAGATATTGCATCTAGCATTGAAGGTAAAGAAATTACTAAAAAACATATTGACGGTCCACTTGGAGTAGCTGGTAGAAATTCAGATAATAAACTTATTAAAGAAAGTATTGACTGGGCTCCAGATTACCCACTAGCTAAGGGTATAGAAAAAACTTATAAGTGGATTAAAGAGCAAGTTAATTTAAAATAAGATATGGTAATTAAGCAAGGAGTATACGACGGTAATTTTATTCATAATAGATTTGCATACGAGCAATTTCGTAAAGAAGTTTCTCCGTATGGTAATATTGTAGCTTTTAGAGCTCCAATNTATGTAAAAGATGCATTAATTGATCTTGAAGATACTTTATCTAATGACTTTATTCACAGCCAAGACGCTATTAATTTTTGCTGGGAAATCCCCGGGTTGTGTCCTTTAGGTGCGGTGTCCTTTCAACGCTTGATCAATACTGCAATAGCTAATATGTTATCTAGTTATATTAAAAAAGGTATAGTTATTGATGGTGATGATCTAATGGTGCAAGATGAATTTATAGGTACAGATGAAAAGGTTAGAAAGTCAGGTAAGGTTAGTGTTTCTATTACCTATTCGAAAGATAATATTACTCTCGGCCATACAGGGATTAATGTCATTGCAGGTGATAAAGCACCGCCGTTTGCTTATTCTTCTAACTTAACTGATGATCAGGTAAATAATTTTATGCTTAATGTTATCGATTATTTTAATTCCGAGGTAAAAGATCAATTTGTTGCTACTACAAAAATTATTGTATGAATTTTTTCCAGCTTCAAAATAAATTATTTTATTCTAAAAAGGAAAATGCTGGTGAGTTAGATTCAGAAGGCGAGCAAGCTTTTGTTCCGTTCCTTTTTAATAGGTGGCTTTCCTTTTATAGTAAGGAACTACCTAGTTTTGTTAATGAAACTTTTAATAAATTTGGTGGCATATTTGACGACAAGCAAGAAACTTATAAACTATATTATTATCTAATCCCTAGACTTAAATGGAAAAAGATTTCTTATATAAAGAAGAAGAAAAAAGAGCAAGACGAAATAGAAGGTCTTTATAACATTGCTAAAAATAAAAATATCTCTACTAGAGAAATGCTTCAATACGTTGAATTAGATAAAAATTTACGTAAATAGCTGTATGGCAATGGCTAGTATAGACAATTTGGCACCTACAAGAAGCTTGATAGATTTAAGCGATCCTAATGCAGGTGAGGTTGGAATAGACGATTATGAATTAAATTTTATTTTTGACGATATTCTGTTAATTGAGTATGTAGATGAGACGGAGCATGGTGATGTTATGAAAGGTGGTATAGTAGTCCCATCTAATGCTCTTAATAAAGCATGGAGAAAAGGAAAAGTTATTTTATCAGGGCCTGATGCAAAATATGCCAAAGAAGGAGACATTGTTATTTTTCCGAATAATATGGGTGTTTCTATTTCTGGTGTTACTATTACCGGAAAAGGAAAGCTAAAAAAAGGAGTATTCTTAAACGAAGAGAGAATGTTCGGCATCTGCAAGCTCAAAGATGATAATACAGAAATCAACTCTTGATACATTACTTCAAAATAATGTACTTGAAGTTAGGTTCCCTAGAAGAATAGTTAAACCCGGGTTAGCTGCTACAAGAAGAATGCTCTGTACCAATTCGTTAAAGCTTTTAAATTCGGTTAATGGTAGAATTTCCTTAAACTATTTTGCTCCAAAAGGCCCCCCTAAGCCCTACCTAGGTCCAGATAATCTCACCGTTGCTTGGGACATATTGATGCAAGATTACAGAAATATAAACTGCAATCAAGTTGATTTAATTCAAGAGATTCCAGCTAATGAAGACTTTTGGATATATTTTAATGAAAATATATATCCAATGTCAGCACAACAAAAATTTAATTTTATGAATTCATGAATATAAGCTTAGAAAAAGTAACTGATTTTTTAAAACCTTTTTTATTAAAAGATATTATTATAAGAACAGATAAAAAAGTTCTTAAAAAAGGAAAATTTATGATCTTTCAAATTAAACAATATTATATAAATTTTACTTTAGAAATAAACGGTACTAATAAAAACTATGAAATACCCTATCCATACAGACTTCAAAATGATGAAGATATTGGTGTACTCAATTACCATATAAGCTCTTTTATACCGGGTAGGCAAATGACTCGAGTGAAGTTTTTAGATAGTTCTTCAAAATCTAAGCTATATGACAACCTTGTGTATATATTGCCATCAGATGGAAATATTATATAATAAGATGTGATTGGCGGGTTGTTAAAAAGTTTTCCTAGTGGTTATACTCCTAATTCTTCACAGGTAAAGCTGCTAAAAAATATTGATCAAGCATTTAATGATGGTTATAAATTTGTAGTGTGTAATGCGCCTACTGGTTCAGGAAAGAGCTTTATATCAAAAACACTTGCAAATGTGTCTAGAGAATCAACTGAAGATTTTAAGGATCTAATAACATCGTATGTTGCATTTAAAATGGATCAATCTGGAATATATACTCACGAGCAAGAGTGTGAGGCAGAACTCCCTGCTGGTACATTTGCACTTACTATAACTAAAGCTTTACAGGATCAATATAAGGGGCTGTTTCCGGAAACTACAATATTAAAAGGTAAGAGCAATTACATTAGTACAATTGATTCAAATATTGATGTTGAGTTAGAGTCGTTAATTATACCTAAAAATATTTTAGAAGATCATAGAAGAAGCCATAAGTGTCCGTATCATAATGATCGTAGAGATGCTTTAACAAATAAGTTTGCTGCTTTAAACTATAATATGTTTTTTTCTCTTCCTAATCATGTTAAAAAAAGACAATATTTAATTTGTGATGAAGCTGCCGAATTAGAAGATCAATTAGTAAAAGAATTTTCTTGTAACATTAACTTTGAAATGTTGAGTAAAATGGATATTGTAGTGAGACCGTTTTACTCTAAAAATACTGCAAATGTTATAAAGTGGATTAATAATCTCTTACTAGATTTAAGTGATAAGGTTGATGAGCTACGTGATACGCTTAATAATATTAATACTAATAATAAAAAGTTTTTAGTTGAAACCAGGAGACAATTAGTTGGTGTACGTAATCTTCATTCCAAACTTTCATTAATTATTGAAACGTGGAATGAAAGTGAGTACTTGTTTGAAACGAGTAAAGAAGGTATCACCTTTATGCCGTTAAAGGTAAATAAGCTTTCAAATCATTTATTTAAATATGCAGATAAGGTAGTGTTAATGTCAGCTACAATAATTGATCCCTCTAACTTTTGTAAAAGCTTAGGTATAGATAAATTTAAATATGTTGAAGCTGAGTCTACATTTGACCCCAGTAATTCACCTATTATGTGTAATACTAAGCTTAAGTTAAACTACCACAACTTGAAGCGTAACTTGCCTAAAATTGTTGATCAAATAAAGCAAATTTGCGAGCATCATAAAGATGAAAAAGGTATAATACATACACATAATAATACTATTACATCATTTTTGTCAAATAGATTAATTGGTTCAAGATTTTTAATTAGAGAACCTGGTGTACGAAATGAAGAGCTATTAGAGAGACATCTCGCAACAGACGATCCAACAGTATTAATATCACCATCGATGTCACATGGCGTTGACTTGAAGGATAATTTAGCTAGATTTCAAATTATTGTTAAAGCGCCTTATTTACCTACTAAGGATAAGAGAATAGAAAGACTTATGAACGATGATTTTAATTGGTATTCAAATAAAATGCTATGCTCATTAATACAATCTTGTGGGATAGGTATTAGATCAAAAGAAGATCATTGTAAAACTTATATATTAGATGGTGCTATTGTAGAAAGTGTAGTAAACAATACACATANATTGCCGAAATATTTCATTGATAGGTTTTTGTAATAAATATATAAGACGGTATGAAGAATAGAGCTTTTCATTTTGAAATAAAAAATTTATTAACACAGTTTGTTGCTGCATTTGATGATACAGTAATAAGTCGTTTTGATAAAAATAGAAATGCAAAGTCTAATATTGATGTAAGATATGTTTTCGCACCAAAACAGAGGGTAATGTATGATATTATAAACAAAGCTCAAAACATTAACTTACCAGTAGTAGCTATAAATCTTGATAGTATATCTCGAGATGAATCAAGAGTCTTTAATAAATTAGCAACATC